ATCTGCACAATGGCGTTTAACCTTAACGGTTTCAACTTCAACCAGTCAGTCGTAGACGCATCTGGTAAGGTTGTTCCTACTTGGGGTGACGTTCTTAACCGTGCAAACCTTGGTATGGAAGTAATGCACGAGCGTAATGCTCACAACTTCCCTCTTGACTTAGCATCTGCTAACGAAACAGAAGTTGCACTTGTTGCTCCTAGCATTGGTTAATAAATAAGATTGAGACATCGTTCGTGCGGTCTCTACAATCGGAACTTAAAGACCCCTTTACAGGGGTCTTTTTTTATGCTATCTTTATTAAGTATTATAAAAAAGAACTATGGCAAGATTAACCAAGTTTAATCAACTTGAAGGAAGCAGAAGCAATGCAACTGAACTGGTTTATGATGATGGAAGGAAACTTCTTATTTCTTATGAAACATTAGTTGGTGGTTATCATCCTGACTTAGGATGGGTAAGGACTCAAAAAACTTATAGCATTTCTACAGATAAACATATAAGAAATTATTTTAATAATGTTATAGATCCCAAGATAGTTTCTGAGGATATTTTAGAAAAACTAAAAGTTGGTTAAGAAAATTAAAAGATCCTAAATTACTTTAGGGTCTTTTTTTTATGCATGGATTTAGACGACCAAGTAGAATTAAGTCATCTGTTACTGTCCGAAAGGGTATGTAGAGTATGTGGTGAAGAAAAGAATCTGATAGATGGATACTACAGAACACGTAAGAATACTACTCTTGCATCCTCCTATTCTTATGAATGTAAAGAGTGTACTGTCAAAAGAATTACCAAGAACAGGAAGAAAGGTATAGGATTTAAGGAATATAATAGAAGACTAGTAGAACAGAACAATCAGTGTGCGGTCTGTAAGACCCTACAAGCAGGGGGAAACTACAATTCCTTTATGGTTGATCGTAATCCTACTACAGGGGACGTGAGAGGTCTTCTCTGTAAGAATTGCAACAATGCACTTCGATCCGTTGGGGATAATTTGCACACTCTGGAAAGTATGATACAATATTTGCAACACTATGAATGAATTATGCATTTAGTTCTTCCTATCATCTGTATTGGTCTTATTGTATTGGTGATAGTTTATTCCATCATTCAGAGATATGATCCTCATGTCTGATACTACAATTACAAAAGGAAAGGTAAAGACAGTATTCAGCACATCTGAACCTGATCAAGTTCTCATACAGTATGAGGATAAAGTTACTGCTGGTAATGGTAGAAAGGTGGATTTCCCTGAAGGAAAGGGTAGAGTTTGTTGTGAGATTTCTGAATTTCTTTTTGAGAAATTAGAAGAGAAGGGAATACGAACCCATTACATCAGCACAATTCCTGTAAGCATTATGTCTTGTAGGAGGGTTGATATTATTCCTATAGAAGTTGTAGTAAGAAATATTGCTGCTGGTTCTATTGTCAGACAAACAACATTAGAGGAAGGTCAGGTTATTAATTGGCCTTTAGTTGAATATTATCTCAAGGATGATGAGAAGGATGATCCTTTACTTACAGAGGATCGTGTCAATCTAATGGGCTATGGTAATGTTTTAAAGGATCTAGAATACACTGCAAGGGAAGTCAATTGCCTGTTGAAATCTATCTTTCATAAGATTGGTCTTACACTTGTTGACTTTAAGTTGGAGTTTGGGTATGATTCTGAAGGTAATTTACTTTTAGCTGATGAGTTATCACCTGATGGAATGAGACTTTGGAAAGAAGGAACGTCTGAAAGTTTTGACAAGGACTTGTTTAGAAAGGATGAAGGTGATATAGTAAATACATATCAATATATACTACGTAAACTAAAGGAGGCAGATTCATGCACGGAGATCTAGAACCTGAAGAGCATCATTGGGGTGATGAAACCCGTCATGTAAATGATCTTTGGGAAGATATGGATCGACTCAATGCTCTATATGAAGAGATGATGTGGCCTCATGATGACGTTTTGGAATTTGTTCCTGATCATGCAAGTGATAGGATCATTATCAAAAATAGATCTATGGAGGATAGAAAACAAAATGGCGAACAATCTTGAAGAGAAAATTGATACGGCAAAGGTTCGTATCAAGGAACTTCAAATCCTCATTGAGCATTGGAAAGATGCTCTCAAAAATCACTCCAATACTAAATAAAATTTTTGAATACCAATGTCAGAGAACATGAATTTCACGGTTTACTCAAAGGATGGATGTCCATATTGTAGTAAGGTAGTTCAGGTATTAAAGTTGTCAGGATTGAAGCATGTTGTATATAAATTGGATGATCACTTTGATAGAAAATCATTCTATGGTCAGTTTGGAGAAGGATCTACTTTTCCTCAAGTGGTAATAGATGGAACTAATCTTGGTGGATGCACCGAAACTGTACAATACTTAAAGGAGAAAAAATTAGTCTGATGAAAAAAATCAACGACTTTGAAACTGTTTATGATATGATAGAACATGCCCTTGAACTTTCGTATCAGGGTAAGATGCAATTGAAATTTTATGAGTTTCTAAAGTATCGTAAAACAACAAGGGTAGAGGTCGATGCTTTCCTTCAAAGTTCTACTGCAAAAGAACTTGGGAAGGAAGTATTAGATCTTGAAGAATACATTAAAGGAGGTTCTGATAATGACCATAAGCAATTGCGTGAGGCATATCATCACATTCCTAAACCACAAGCAAGAAAAATAAAAAATTATTTGGCAAAGATCCTTGAAGATGCAGTGAGGTATCGACATGACAAAAGACCAGGAAGAAGAAAAAAGCAATCTAAATAATGACAAACCTCAAATCAATAGAGGTGTAGAATTACTTTTACGAAACAGGAGAAGAAGTCCCTCAAAACCAAAAACTTTTCAAGTAAAATTCGGAAAACTTATTGCTCTTTGGAACAGAGAAATTGTTTTTCACTTTGATTTTTATTTGGACATCCGAAAAAAATAAAACTATCTGGAGCAGTGCCATGTCAGAAACACTTGTAGTAACCTTGACACTTACGACCCTTGTGTCTATACTTGCATTATTAGTAGGAGGTATGATAGGATGGATGGCAAGACAGCATTCTTATGAAACTACTCCTCAAGTAGTGTATACTCATCCAGAAATGTTTGATGCGAATGGACAATTAGTTCCTGATGAAATTTTAGCCCTAAGAATTGAAACACATGACATCGACACCGACGACGAAGACGACTAAAAAGAGAGGTAGACCTCGTAAAACTGACGGTCCTAAATTACCTGCTGCGTCTAAAGCAAAGAAGAGAACAACTAAACCAGCACCTGCTATTGATTCTCTACCTACAAATCCTTTTGTATTTGAAGTATTAGATCTTGCTTCTCAACAGAAGTCATCTGCTAAAACAGTGGAAGCACTTAAGCAGTATGAGCATGACTGTATAAAAATGATTATGGTATGGAACTTTGATACTTCTATAATCAGTCTCTTACCTGAAGGAGAGGTTCCCTATGGAGAGACACAGGATCAAACAGTATATAAGGGTAGTCTTTCAGAGAACCTTGCTAGAGAGGCAGCAGGAGGTGAATCTGCAACAGGACAAGACCTTGATGGTAGAGGTAGAACATCTATAAGAAGAGAATATCAGAACTTATACCATTATGTGAAGGGTGGAAACGATAGTCTTACTACAACACGTAGAGAGATGATGTTTATTAATCTTTTGCAGGGACTTCATCCCAGAGAAGCAGAAGTAATTGTTCTTACTAAAGATAAGAAACTTGGTGACAAATATAATATTACATTTGATCAGGTAAGAGAAGCGTATCCTGATATTGTATGGGGAGGACGTTCATGACAACTAAAACTAAAGCAGAGAAGCAAGTGGCAGAAGAGAAACAGGAATCTAAAATTCAACCATCGGATTATTCTTGTGAAATTCTTTTAGAGAAGACTACAGAGGATAAGGCAACCGATAAGTCTTTTCCAACTGATGCTTATATTGTTAGATATGTTGAAAATGGAACACAGCATTTAGATGTGACACGTTGTTACAAAATGGTGAATATTTTTGACATGTATTATGATAAATATGGCAAGGATTCTATTAAGGCAATAGACTTTGGGCATGGTACTATTAAACCAAGTCAGTATGGATACAAATCACCAGAGAAAAAGAAGAGGAAAAGAAAACTATGAGTAAAAATAACATGGACAATGAGATGTTGAGATCTCAAATCAACGATATCATTGAGGGTGAAATACAGAATGGAATCAACGATTATCTAGAAGAGAAAGAAGAGAAAAAGAAAAGTGGATTAGGATTTGTTGATCCTGATGAAGGATCGCAGTTAAATGTAAAAGTATCGAAGGATGAAGTAGATAAGATTATGAAAGAGTATAAAAGGATTAAGAGACAAGAAAGATCTAATCTAGGAGAGGTGAAAAAACTTGGATTAATTGATAAGAATGGGAGACCATTAGATGGAAAAGATTGATACCCAAGGGATGAGTGGTCCCGTAACAAAGGGATGCACAGATAATGTATATCCCCATGACGAGAATGGGAATGCAATTCTTCCTCGTGCGATAATTACACCTCGTAGATTATTCACTCCTGAATATGTTAAGGAGATGAAGATTCTTATCAACGAAGTTCTAAATGAACGTGAGTATCAAAGAAAATTAAGAATGAATTATGATGATCCAACTCCACCAGGAGTTTCTTATTTTGATACAGAACATTTTAAACATAGTATTGACGAACCTGAACCACCTTACCCAAATTAAAACTAATGAGACTAGGTGTTATGTGTTCTGGCAACGGAACCAACTTCGAGAACATAGTTACCAATCCATTATGCAATAAACATGAAGTTGTGTTGATGATACACAACACAAAGAAGTGTGGTGCTGTATCAAGAGCAGCAAAGTTTGGTATACCACATGTAAGAGTTCCACATAAAGACGAAGAGAAGATGATAGAACTCTTTAAGGTATGGAGAGTAGATCTTATAATTCTTGCAGGGTATATGAGGGTGATTAAGAATCCTTCTTCATTCTCTGCTCCTATGATAAATGTTCATCCTTCTTTACTTCCGAAGTATAAAGGGCTACATGCAATAGAGCAAGCGTTAAATAGTAGTGATGATGTTACTGGTTGCACAGTGCATTATGTAAATGAGGAACTCGATGGTGGTGAAATAATTCTTCAAGGAGAGGTTCCTATTCTACCAGATGATGATATAGTATCTCTAACCAAAGCGATACAAAG